TTATCAAAGACAATAATGCTGGACCAGAGTTCATGGCGACCTACTGCTTCGGTCTAGCTTGCGACGACGATAACGAAGACAGTCCAGAGAGCTACGAATTCCTCGCTGGATACAGCGTGGACGGTGGCGACGAGTTGAATATCATGTTCAATGTTATGGCCCACAGCTTTGTGGCAGAGCAAGACGATGATGATGACGACGACGAGCCAACCAACTCAATTGAATACTGGTTGAAGAAATAATGAAATTCAAATGGAACTTATCAGAAAAATCATCGTGGGGCAAAACCCCAAGGACGCCATGGCGTACTTCGTCGGTCAGCGGACTGGCGATGCCGTAGTCGATTCAATTGTTCAGGATGAGCGAGCCCTATCAGTGTATGGGATTCGCCGATATCTGGTCTACATTTACAATTCCGAAAAGGGCACCATGCTCTGGAAAACCATAGACGATATGCCCTGTTTAATTGAACACGATTGCGACTTCTAGTGAAACCAATTAGATACTTCATAGTACGAGTACCAAAGCCCGTAAAAGACACTATCGAGATTGCGGGCAAAGAGATGTACTTAGATACCAAATTCAATGAGTTTGCTCACCGCGCAGTAGAGGGCGAAGTCATTGGAGTGCCTCAGCGATACAAGACCGATGTGTCTGTTGGAGATACATTGTACTTCCATCACCACGTTTTGCTTGGTGGAAATCACCTTGTGTATGGGAACCAACAGTTTGACGAGGCCAAGCATCGCCGCGGACAGTTTGTGTTTGAAGACGATACCTTGTATTACGTATGGTGGGATGGCGGTAATGACCCGCACAGCTGCCAAGCGTACGCATACAAGAGCAAGGAGACCGGAGAAGTTCGCCTTCTTGGACCATGGATATTCCTTAGTCCCGCAGAACAGGACTATGAGCTAAAAAGTGAAACACTTGAACTAGTTCAGTCAAAGAAGTCATACAATCAGTACGGATACATTCGTTATCCATCAAATATGTTGGAGGAGCTCGGCCTCAAGCCGGGCGACAAGGTATTTATTCAAAAGAATGCCGACTACGAAATGGAAGTAGACGGAGAGCGTCTGTATCGAGTAATGCTATCTCACATCTATGCCCAGGTCCAAGAATAGCTTCGACAACGTAGGAACGGCAAGCCGTCTTATGTCTGCAATGGAGATTGCCATTGAGAACATGATTCAGGAGATACAAAAGCCCGTCGACCAAGAACTGTCTGGCTCTCAGAGAAAGGCAGAACTACAGGCCATTAAGCAAACTGCAATTGATGCTAAAGAACTGATTGTTGAACGCGAGAAGCTACAGCTTCTCATAAGGCAGCTGCACGACAGTGGAGAAATCAAAGAAGAGCGAGACTACTCAGGAGGATTCGCAGAACAATTCTCAAAATAACGAATGGGTATTCATCTATTGGGATAGCTGATGGCCGGACTAGTCGAAATAGAAGACGAGGTAATCGTTAACATTTGTTCCCAAGGAACGGCTGGGGACATTGTTGTCTATGGAGACCTGGCCATTCAGCTTCCCAAGAAGCCCAAAAAGCAAGACATTCTATTCCACGACCTTCCTAAGGAGCAGCAGATGTGGGAGCGCACTGAGCTCCCTGAAGAGCTCAGAAAGGTGAACTCCATGGAGGAGTGGATGACGATGCCGGAAACCTTTAGAAAGAAGTACACCCCTTACATTGCCCAGGAATATGAAAGACGAAGAAGTGGCGTTTGGTTCTTCAACAACGGAGTACCTACTTACATCACCGGAAACCATTACTTTTTTCTGCAGTGGGCCAAGATTGACGTGGGGTACCCATCTTACCTTGAGTTTCAACGTCAGTTATTCATACACCTAGAGGCTTGCAACGTGGACCCTCGCTCACTTGGGCAGGTGTACGTAAAGTGTCGACGCTCTGGATATACCAACATGAGCGCCTCAACCCTCATCAATGAGGCTACCCAGGTGAAAGAAAGGCTGTTGGGTATCATGTCCAAGACGGGAGGTGATGCCCAGGAGAACATCTTCATGAAAAAGGTGCTGCCAATCTACAAGTCGCTGCCTTTTTTCTTCAAGCCCATCCAGGATGGTACCACAAACCCACGGATGGAGCTTGCTTTCCGTGAGCCATCCAAGCGAATCACCAAGAACAACAAGACATCGCAGCGCGGAGACGCCCTGAATACGGTAATCAACTGGAAAAACACCACCAACAACGCCTACGACGGTGAAAAACTGCACATCTTGTACCTGGATGAGGCTGGAAAGTGGGAAAAACCGACCGATATCAGGGAATCTTGGCGTATTCACCGCACCTGTCTGCTTGTTGGTCGTAAAATCGTGGGCAAGGCCATAGTCGGCTCCACGGTAAACCCACTCGATAGGGGTGGTCGCCAGTTTCGTGACCTATATGACTCAAGCAATCCCAAGGAACGCAACGAAAACGGACGCACCAAGAGTGGACTTTACTCAATCTTCATCCCGGCGTACGAAGCAATGGAAGGCTTCTTTGACAAATACGGACATCCAGTCATAGATGACCCAGAAACGCCAATTTTTGGCATAGAGGGAGAGCCAATAAGTATAGGAGCCAAAACATTCTTGAAGAATGAGAGAAAGGCCCTGGCCAGCGACAGCTATGAACTAAACGAAGTGATTCGTCAGTTTCCTTTTACCACAGCTGAGGCCTTCCGTGACAGCGCAAAGTCGTCGGTATTCAACGTCCAGAAGATATACGAGCAAATCCAGTACAATCAGGAGCTGTATCCAAACCCAGTGATTGTTGGAAACTTCGTCTGGAAGGATGGAAAGCAGGACACAGAGGTATACTTCAGGCCTGACGCAAACGGAAGGTGGCGCGTTGCGTGGATGCCACCATTTGAGCTTCGAAATAAGCCGGGGCCCCAGAACGATTGGCTCGGAGTCGGCGGAGTTGACTCCTACGACATTGATGCTACTGTAGATGGCCGCGGCTCTAAAGGCGCGTGCCATATTTACAACAAATTCAACCTGCAGTACCCAGCAAATATGTTCGTTGCGGAGTATGCTTCCCGTCCACCACTAGCTAAAATCTTCTATGAGGACGTGCTAATGGCGGCCAAGTTTTACGGATATAGTTTGCTGATAGAGAACAACAAGTACGGTATCGCTCGCTACTTTGAGCAGCGAGGATACGATAATTACCTGATGAACAGGCCAGAACACTTGGGTTCTGGATATGGAGGTGGCACAAAGACAAAGGGAATTCCTTCAAACTCGCAGGATATTATCCAGGCTCACGCCCAAGCTATTGAGGCATACATCCATTCTCACGTCGGGCTAAATGAAGAAAGCTTAGAATTCGGAAAGATGTACTTTGAAAGAACCCTAGAGGATTGGATTAACTTCAAAGTGGATGACCGTACTGCATTTGACTTGTCCATCTCCAGTGGTTTGGCTCTGTTAGCGGCGCAGGGGGCTACAGTCAAAAAGGAAAAAGCAGACTTCAATCTCAAGAAATTCTTCAGGCCTGGTCGGGTCATCATACGCTGAATCAAATAAGTATATTTGCATATTAGCCCGTAGTGGATATGCAAAGAGATTATACAGCAAAAGGCCAATCTACCTTTCCCGACCCGCTAGCGAGTACGGAAGAAAAAATGTCGCAAAGCTATGGCCTTCAGTATGCAAAGGCCATGTACGCACAGTGGATTGGTGTTGACTACAACAACTCACTATACGGTCGTCGGTTCAATGAAATGCAGAACAACCGCGACTATGCACAAGGAACTCAGGATACGTCAATCTACCGACAGATTCTCAGCTCTCTGGACGCAAACAACGGAGACGGAACGATGCTTACGCTGGACTACACTCCCGTTCCCATCATCCCGAAGTTCGTTCGCATTGTAGTAAACAAGATTCTGTCGCGCAAGCCGTACCCTCAGGTTCAGGCTGTAGACCCCCTTTCTCGTAGCGAGAAGGACAAGAAAAAGAATGTCGCTATTCTGCACATCGAAAACAAGGACATTCTTCAAGAGGCGAAG